AAACTGGCTTGTATGCAAACATTCATGCGAAGCAAGAACGGATCGCAAAACAAAAGGCTGAAGGTAAACCTGTTGAGAGGATGCGTAAAGTAGGATCTAAAGGCGCTCCAACGGCAGCAGCTTTCAAGGCAGCAGCTAAAACAGCGAAAAAGAAATAATATGCCAACCAAAAAACATGACAAGCCAATTCCTCGCAAAACGACAGGAAAAGACAAGACCTACAATCCCACAGATAAGGGAGCTGGCATGACAGCTAAAGGTCGAGCTGAATACAACGCTAAGAACAATGCCAATCTAAAGCCTCCTGCACCAAATCCTAAAACAGAAAAAGACAAGGGTAGAAAAGCCTCTTTTTGTGCAAGGATGGAAGGAGTTGTCAGAAAAGCTAAAGGGCCTGCCGAAAGAGCCAAAGCATCACTAAAGAACTGGAACTGCTAAATGCCTCTCAAAAAATCATCCTCAACCAAAGCATTTCAAACCAACCTTAAAACCGAGCTGAAAGCTGGAAAGCCAAAGGCTCAAGCACTTGCAATTGCTTACTCTGTAAAGCGTGAAGCTAGCAAAAAACCAAGTAAAGGAAAAAAATGAGCATTACGATAAAAGACTTAGAAATCAAAGAAGTAGAATTTATCTTGGCTGCATTATCTAAAGGTGAATACGCTTTAGTTGCTCCTGTTATTGATAAGATCAAAGTTCAAGCTATTCCACAAGCTCATGCAATGATGCAAGCGGAAGCTGATGCAAAAGCTCAAGAATTGGTAGAGAATACGGAAAAGACTACCGAGCAATAAAAATGACTGAATTAGCAAATCCTGTAGGCAGACCAACGCAATACGATCCTTCCTATTGTCAGAAGGCTATCGAGCTTGGAACTAAGGGTAAATCCCTAGAACAGATTTCAGGTGCATTGGGCATTACTTACAGGACTTTGTGCAATTGGCGAGATGAATACGAGGAATTTTTTCATGCCTTGGAGGAAGCCAAAGTCAGAGAGATGATTTGGTGGGAAGAACACGCTCAAGCCTACCTTGTAGAGCATAAGGATGGGGATCGACTGAATGTGGGTCTATGGTCTAGATCAATGGCAGCAAGATTTCCTAAGAAGTATTCGGAGCGTATCAAACAAGAGCTAACTGGAGCTGAAGGCGCTCCATTGCTAAAAGGTGTGGAGATAACCTTTGTTGAACCAATCCGATCAGAAGATTAAGGATGCGGTTTCTAGGATAAGGTTTCCTAAGAAATTTGAGGCACTCTTTCAACCTGTAAAGGTTAGGTATCGCATATTCTATGGTGGTCGAGGAGGCGCTAAGTCATGGTGCTTTGCAAGAGCGCTACTAGCTAAAGGAACTAAACAACCTATGCGTATCCTTTGCGCTAGGGAATTTCAGACCAGTATTAAGGATTCGGTTCATAAGCTCTTGTCAGATCAAATCTATGAGCTGAACATGGAGTCCTTCTATGAGATTACTCAAACAACGATACGAGGCATCAACGGAACTGAGTTTATATTTGCTGGCATCAAGAACAATACCAATAACATCAAATCCATTGAAGGCATTGATATAGCATGGGTTGAGGAGGCTCAGTCTGTATCGGCTAACAGTTGGAATGTGCTGATACCCACAATCCGTAAGCAAGACTCTGAGATATGGGTCAGCTTTAATCCTGAGTTGCCGACTGATGACACTTGGAAACGCTTTGTGGAGAGTCCTCCTGAAAGCTCTGTAGTCGTAAAAGTCAATTGGAATGACAATCCTTGGTTTCCTGAAACCCTTAATTTAGAGCGCTTATCGCTAAAAGGTAGAGATTTATCTGCTTATAACAATGTGTGGGAAGGCGCTACAAGGAACACAGTTGATGGAGCTATCTTTGGTAAGGAAATGGAGCAAGCAGAGCTTGAGAACCGAATTACCAATGTTCCTTACGATCCTTCCAAGCCTTGTCATGCGGTCTTTGACCTTGGTTGGGCAGACAATACAGCTTGTTGGATTATTCAATATGTTGGATTTGATATACGAGTGCTGAGATATTTTGAGGATAACCAAAAGACTATTCAGCATTATTTAAGCCTAATGCAAACATTTGGATACATTTACGACACTATTTGGCTACCTCATGATGGTGCTGCCAAGTCATTAGGAACAGGAAAGTCGATTGAGGAAATTGTCAGAGCGACAGGATTAAAGGTTCAGATCCTTGACCGAGTTCCAATTACAGACTCAATTAACGCAGCAAGAACAATATTCCCAAGATGTTATTTTGATAGAAAAAATACAGAAGAAGGTTTAAACTGTTTAAGACATTATCGCTATGATGTTGATGAGCATGGAACTTTTAGTCAAAAGCCTTTGCATGACATTTATTCTCATGGCGCAGATGCTTGGCGGTATATTGGATTAATGGTGAATGAGCCTAAGAAAAGGCAACCAGTTAAACAAACTTATGCTCCTATGGGGAGTTGGATGGGATAGATATGGCAGATTATCAAGATCAAGACTCAAGCGAAGATAGTCGTATTAATGAAGCTAAAAAGTTTCTAAACCTTTGTAACGATACCGACTCTAACAATCGAGCTGAAGCTCTTGATGATGTAAGGTTTTGCGCTGGCGATCAATGGCCAGTAGATGTGCAAAATAGCCGAGTTCTTGAGTCTAGACCTTGCTTGACGATTAATAAGGTAGATGCCTATGTTCGTCAAATCTGTAATCAAATTAGACAGCAAAGACCTCGCATTAAAGTGCAAGGCATGAATAACGAGGCAGATGCCAAATTAGCTGAAATTCTTAGTGGTGTTTGCCGACACATTGAATACCAATCTTCTGCTGATGTTGCATACGATACGGCAGTTGAATACGCAGTTAAGATGGGTTGGGGTTATTTCCGAGTAATGACTGACTATATCTCTGATGATTCCTTTGAACAAGAAATCTACATCAGACCAATCGACAATCCTTTTACAGTCTATTTCGATCCTAATTCACAGCTTCCTGATGGTTCGGATGCAGAGCGTTGCTTGATTACGACAGTTGTAAGTAAAAAAACTTTTAAGGCTATGTATCCTGATAAGGATGATGGTCAAGGCTTTACTAGCCGAGGAACTGGTGATTCGGATGCAGAATGGGTTACTAAAGAAGATGTTCGGATTGCTGAATATTTCTACACAGTCAAGACTCCTACCAAGTTAGTGCTTCTGTCAGATGGAACAAGTGTTTATCAAGACGAATTGCCTAGTGATGAAGCTCTAGCCGAAGCTGGAATTACCATCATTGAGAAGCGAGATACTTACAAAAAGCAAATTAAGTGGTGCAAAGTAACAGCTATGCAAGTGCTTGAAGAAGGTGATTGGGCTGGTAAATACATTCCAATCATTCCTGTCTATGGTCAATCTTGCATTATTGATGCCAAGCACAAGAAGTTTGGCTTGGTCAGAATGGCAAAAGATCCACAGCGTATGTATAACTATTGGACTACAGCTCTGACAGAATCTGTCGCTTTAGCTCCTAAAGCCAAGTGGTTACTTGCTGAAGGTCAAGACGAAGGACATGAGCAAGAATGGAATCAAGCTAACATCAAAGCTATGCCTGTATTGCGTTACAAGCAAACAGACACAGAAGGCAGAATAGCTCCAGCTCCTACTCGTTTACAACCTGAGCCTCCTCCTGCTGGTATTGTTACAGCTACTCAAGGAATGAGTGCCGATCTGATGACTGTTGTAGGTATCTATGATCCTAGTCAGCTCCCACAAGGAAACATTTCAGGTAAGGCTTTGGCAGGTCAGCAACAGCAAGTCGATATGGTGAACTTCCACTATTACGACAATTTGACTCGCTCTATTGCTTATACAGGTCGCATCATTCTTGACTTAATTCCTAAGATTTACGATACAGAGCGTGTCATGCGAATTATCGGAGCTGATGAAAAGCCTGAAATCGTTACACTTAATCAGCGAATAACGGATGAGCAAGGAGTTGAGAAGATCCTCAATGATGTATCTGTTGGTCGCTATGATGTGGTTATGGATACAGGGCCTGGTTTCTCAACCAAGAGAACAGAAGCTGTTGAAAACATGATGACTTTACTCGCTGCCGATCCTAACCTTATGCAGACTGCTGGTGATCTTATTTTCCGAAATATGGACTTCCCAGGCGCTGAAATTATTGCCGACAGACTCGCAGCTTCCAATCCATTAGCTCAGATTGACGAGAAATCAGATGTTCCTCCTCAAGTTCAGATGCAATTGGCACAAGCTCAACAGACAATTCAGCAGTTACAGCAAGAAAAGCAGATGTTGGCTATGGATATTAAATATGGCGCAACAATGCAACAAGCCAAAGAAGATGCTCATACCAAGCGCACTCTTATGGAAACTACTGCTAGAGCCTATAACACTCAGACAATGGCAGAAGTTAAGGTCAATGACCAAAATACTCGCTCCATTACAAGTCAGAATAAGACTGAAATTGATGCGATTGTTAAGCTCCTTATTGCCAATCTTGATACAAGACAGTTGGAAGCTGAAATTGAGCGTAGAAATGACGAGCAATTTGCGTATGCCAAAGAAGCTGCTAGTGATATAGCTCACCAAGCCAATCCTTTAACTGGAGCGCCTCAGACTAACATTCCTATGCCTCAAAGAGATGTAGCTTTAGAACCAATCCAACCTCAACCAATGCAACAACCAATGCAACCCCAACAACCAATGCCACAAGGAGTCCAATAATGCCTTTAGTTACAAGCGAAAACAGAGAACAATTCATCAAATCAGAGATGGATAAAAAGGCTGGAAAGCCTAAATATGATGAACCTGATTACGACAAAATGAGCGCAGGAGCTAAAGAATTAGCTCTCCATGCTGATAATGATGAGCATTTATATCGCTCAAGTCATATTCCTATTGTCAAAAACTTACAAAAGAAAATGTCAAAAGGTGTTTATGAACAAGAACAAGCTCGTAAGTTATGGGGATACCATGCTGATCGAGCAGCTCAGTCTTATCATAAAGAGCATGGAACTCCTGATACACCTTGGCACAAAATGTTTTCTCCAGCAGAAAGAAAAGAAGCAGCTCATCATTTTGAAAGTGTTCATAGAGAACAAGTTGAAGATAATACAAACTTCAAATAATATTGTTTTAAATAAGTTTTGGTGGTAAAAATGAAGTGTTGTAAACCTACCAATGGGATCATTGGGTTAAATCTTGAGGAATACTCATGGCAGAAGTGCAAGAAGCAAAACAAGCTGGAAATGTAGTAACAAGTGATAATTTAGCTGAATGGACTATGAATCGTCTTGGTTTAGCTACCGAGGAAGCTCCTGTTGAGGCTGATGAAGTTGAGGAAACTCCTGAATCAGAGCCGATAGTTGAAGCTGAAGGTGAGAGTGAACAAGAGTCAGAACCTGAAGCGAAAGTAACAGAGGAACGGAAACAAAATCCTAAACTCGAAAAGCGGTTTTCAGAGCTTACTAAGGCTCGTAAATTGGCAGAAGAAAACGCTGCCAAGGCACAAGCTGAAAAAGAGGCTTTGGAAGCTAGACTTAGGGAATATGAAGAACGGAACACTCCACAGCAAAAGGTGGAAGATCCAATCGGAACAGAACCTAGGGCAGATCAGTTTGATGATGCTTTTGAATATGCAAAGGCATTAGCAGAATGGTCGGCTGAGAAAGCGTTGTATGAAAGGGATCAGCAAGAAGCGGTTCGCAAAGCTGAAGAAGAACGCTCTAAAGTCCTAAAGACTTGGAGTGAGAAACTAGCCAAAGCGAAGCCTAATTTAGCTGATTTTGATGACATTGTTGAATCTACTAAGGTCGTTGTAAGCAACGAAGTTAGGGATGCAATTATTGAATCAGATGTTGGCCCTGAGATTCTTTACCATCTAGCTAGTCTAGAGGAAGAAGAAGCTGAGAAGTTCCAAGCATTGCCTGTTCATAGAGCTTTGAGGGAGATTGGGAAGTTGGAGGCTAAATTCGAGAAGCAAGAAATTGCTGAAGAAAAGCCTACAAGTAAGCCTGTTACTCAGAAATCTAAAGCTCCTGCTCCTCTTAGTCCGATAAGAGCAACTGGAAGTGCAATGGAAACACCTATTGGCTCAGATGGTGAGTTTCATGGGTCTTACCAAGCATGGAAGGCAGCTCGTAAGGCAGGAAAGATCAGGTAAACCCTAATTTCTTTTAAGGAAAAGAGAAAATGAGTAATACCTTATTAACCATTAGCAAGATCACCAACGAAGCGTTGATGGTCTTGGAAAACGAATTAACTTTTACATCTGAAGTAGATCGTAACTATGATGACCAGTTCGCTGTAGTCGGTGCAAAGATTGGTAACACAGTCAATGTCCGCAGACCTGGTCGCTTCATTGGAACGACAGGCCCTGCGCTTAATGTTGAAGATTTCAACGAAACTTCAGTTCCTGTAACCCTTTCAACTCAGTTCCATGTGGATACACAGTTCACTACTCAGGATTTGGCATTGAGCTTGGATATGTTCTCTGATCGTGTTTTGAAGCCAGCAGTTGCTGCTATTGCCAACAAGATTGACTTAGATGGCTTAACAATGGCTAAAAACAGCACCTACAATACTGTAGGAACGGCTGGAACTCCTCCAACTGGTCTTATTACATTCTTGAACGCTGGTGCTTACCTTGATTCTGAAGGCGCTCCTAGAGATGGTCGCAGAGCAGTTGTTATTGATCCATTCTCAAGCGCAACGATTGTTGATAGCTTGAAGGGTCTTTTTGTTCCACAAGAAGCTATTTCTGCTCAGTATCGTAAAGGTTTGATGGGTCGTGATTCAGGTGGTATGAACTGGAAGATGGATCAGAACATTGTGAACCAAACTTACGGATCATTTGCTGGAACAGCTACAGTCAATGTGACTACAGCTACTGGTTTCTTGACTAGCGGTTGGGCTTCTAGCGCCAACATTACTTTGACTTTGACTAACACAGTTAGCCTAAATCAAGGTGATACTTTCACTATTGCTGGTGTATTCGGTGTAAACCCACAGAATCGTCAGTCTTACGGCAAACTGCGTAATTTCGTAGTTAATACTGCTGTTAGTGGAACTGGTGGAACTATTACAGTCAATGTATCTCCTGCTCCAATTAGCGCTGGTCAATTCCAAAACATCAGCGTAACAAGTTCAGGCGCACAAGCTGTAACTTTCTTCAATAGCTCAGGAACTGTTAGCCCACAAAATATCCTCATGCACAAGAACGCATTTACTCTCGCAGTAGCCGATCTTGAGTT